TGGCGGCGCAGCGGACGGGGCACTCTGCCCGGTCCTCCTGAAGATCTGAGGGGAGTAAGACATGCCGAACCCAACCCAGAGCGATCTTCACGTCAACGTCCCGCTGACCAACGTCTCGATCGCGTACATCCCGAACGCAGGCGACTACGTCTGCCAGAAGGTGTTCCCGAAGGTGCCGGTCCAGAAGCAGAGCGATCTGTACTGGAAGTGGAGCAAGTCTGACTGGCGTCGTACGGACGTCGTCAAGCGTGCGCCTGGCACCGAGTCCGCAGGCGTCGGCTGGAACTACGACACCGATTCGTACTTCGCTCACGTGTACGCGGTTCACCGCGACATCGATGACCAGGTGCGAGCCAATGCCGATTCCAACTTCTCGCTGGACTCGGACTCCACGAAGTTCCTGACGAACCAGATGCTGCTCAAGCGTGAGCTCGACTGGGTCGACGCGTACTTCAAGACGGGCGTCTGGGCCACCGAGTACACCGGTGTGGCCTCGGGCGTGGGCGCGGGTGAGTTCCTCCAGTGGAACGACGCCGCTTCCGACCCGATCAGCGACGTGGCCACGTGGAAGCTTGCGTACAAGCTCCTCACGGGCTTCGATCCGACCAAGCTGACGATGGGCGCCGACGTGCTGATCGCACTGAAGAAGCACCCTGACATCATCGACCGCATCAAGTTCACGCAGCGTGGCGTGGTGACGAAGGACCTCCTCGCGAGCCTCTTCGACATCCCGGAGATCCTCATCCCGATGGCCTCCAAGGTCGCCGACGACACCCGGATCAACGACGCTCGTGAGCAGGATGCAGCGGCGACGTACGAGTTCCTCGCGGACACCAAGTCCATGCTGATGACGTACGCGCCTGCCAGCCCGTCCCTGCTGACTCCGTCGGCCGGCTACACCTTCGTGTGGAGCGGCTACCACGGTGGCAACAGCGAGGGCATCCGGATGAAGAACTTCCGGATGGAGCAGATCGCCTCGGATCGCCTCGAGTGCGAGATGACCTACGACATGAAGGTGGTTGCCGACGACATGGGCATCTTCTTCAACACGGTCATCGCCTAGCAAGACCCTGGGTGAGGGGCTGGTGGGCAGGGTTGCCTGCCAGCCCCTCCTCTCATAGAACGGCCCAACGCCTTCGGGCGCGATCGAGGAGGATCAAGTGGCGACAAAGTACTTCGCGAACAAGCCCATCAAGAAGGGCTTCAAGCACTACCGTCCCGGCGAGGAGATCACCGGCTTCACCTCGTGGTGGAGGTACTGGCAGCTCCTGCGGTACAACTACGTGAACAAGGTCGACACGGTGGCCGCTCCGGTCCTGGCCGCTGTCGTCCCGACTAACGGAACGCTATCCACCGAGGTAACTCTCCCCTCGGACAACGGCGACCCGTACACCGCGTACGAGTACCAGGTGGACGCCGGCGCATGGGTCAACGTCGCGTTCGACCAGATGGACGGCGCCTCGGTGTTCACCCTGGCGGTCAGCAGCCTGACCAACGGCGTGTCCTACTCGCTCAAGCTGCGGGTCATCAACGCCGCGGGGACGAGCCCCTCGTCCAACACCGTCTCGGGCACCCCGCGGACCACTCCTAGCGCCCCCACGGCCCTCGTCGCGACTCCTGGTGACGGGCAGCTCTCGATCGCCTTCACGGCCGGCAGCAACGGCGGGTCGGCCATCACGAACTACGAGTACCGGATCGCACCGAGCACCACGTTCATCGCCTTCTCGCCGGTGGATACCGCGACCCCAGTGGTCGTCACGGGCATGGCGAATGACGTGGCCGCCACGGTGTTCATCCGGGCGATCAACGCGGCCGGCAACGGTGCGTCGGCTAGCGTGACGGGCACGCCCACCGCCTAGGAGGAACCATGACGCTCGTCGCCCGCAAGAAGTTCACGTTCAACGGAGAGGACTATCTCCCCGGCGGTGTCGTCACTGAGGGGACCCTCGACCAGTACCAGCGCGAGACCTTCCTGCGAACGGGGCTCCTCGCCGAGCGTGTGGATCCTGTCGTGATCAAGCGCAAGCCCAAGATGACCGAGGTCAAGGCGGAGGACGATGAGCTGGTCGTACAGTAAGGACCCGGCCGACTCCGACCTGGACGCTGTCCGCTTCTACGTCCAGGACACGGACACAGAGGACCAGCTGCTCTCCGATGAGGAGATCGAGTTCCTCATCACGCAGTGGAACCCGACCTACGGCAGCCTCATCATGGTCGCCTCCATGGCGGCCGAGGCCCTCGCTGCCAAGTTCGCTCGAGAGGTCTCCTACTCGGCCGACGGGGTCAGCGTCGGGGTCAACGAGCTCCAGCAGAAGTACGACGCCCTGGCGTCCTCCCTGCGGGACCAGTACAAGCAGCAGGTGCTCGGCGGTGGCCCGGACGTCGGCGGGATCATGTACTCCGACCAGCCTGACCAGTCGATCCGGCCCACTATCTGGTCCATCGGGATGCACGACAACGTCCGCGCTGGAAGCCAGAGCTACGAGCAGGGCGGCGAGAACGGCGTTCCGTTCTGATGCCACGCACCGTGAGCCACCGCGCCAAGGCCTACGTCCGCAGGGCGGCCGAGGCCCAGTTCGACTGCTCCATCATCATCCGTCGGAACACCGAGCAGGCATTCAACCCCACGACGGGCACCTACACGCCCGTCTCCACGCTCGTCTACGAGGGAGCGGCCCGCATCTGGGAGCTCGACGATGCGGGCGTGCTGGCCGTGGGGGAGGCCACCTACCCCCTGCGGGCGACCTACTGCTCCATCCCCTGGGACCACCAGCCTGTCCCGCACAACGACGACACCATCGAGGTCGTCACCATGCCGGATGACCCCGACCTGCCCGGCCGCACCTTCCGGGTGATGGCTGTGGATGGCGGCGGGCACATGCGGTCCACCCGCCGGATGCACATCACCGGCATCGTCGAGAACGCGCACTTCAGTGGCTGACGCGGCCTCGGCGGACCTGGCCTCTCTCGCCTCCGATCTCTCGGCGGCCAGCGGCCAGTCCTTCATGATGAGCGCCCAGCAGATCATCAAGCAGGCCGCCCAGAAGATCCAGGCGGAGGCTCAGACCAGGGCGCCGGTCAAGAGCGGCCGGCTCAAGGCGTCCATCCAGATCCGCTACACCGGGCCGCTGAGCGCGATCATCGGGTCGAACCTGTTCTACGCGCCGTACATGGAGTTCGGCACGGGGTCTCGAGGGGAGTTCCCCGGGACCTCCTACATCATCAAGCCGAAGAACCCGAAGGGCGTGCTGGTCTGGACGTCCAACGGGAAGAGGAGCTACGCCAAGATCGTCAACCACCCGGGGGTCAAGGCCCGCCCCTTCATGCGTCCGGCATTCGAGGCCGTGCTGGGGTCCGATCTCGTCGCCAAGCTCGCTGACGCCGGCGCCCTGGCCATCACGAAGGGACCGAACGCATGATCGAGCGCAGGATGCTGAGCGCGGCCGTGGTGACCGCGGCTGAGACGACGAGCATGCCCATCGGCCTCGCGCATGCGCCTCAGGGCGGCGGGTGGCAGGGGCAGCCCAACCTGGACACCTCGGACTTCGTCGCCTACGGGGTCGTGACCCCCAACACGGCCACGAACGCCACGGGCCCGTTCGGAGACCCCCAGGCCGACCGGCAGATCCCCTACTCGATCGCCTCCTTCGGCGTGACCCCTGAGCAGACCGAGTGGATGGCGGACAAGATCCGCGCCGCCGTCGAGCTGATGAAGAAGACCGTCGTCGCCCTCGGGGACGGCAACTATGAGATTCAGCAGGTGAGGACCGATGTCATCGGCGGCCTTCAGCGTGTTGATGCGACCGAGCCCCCGTACTGGGGACAGGTCGACGTTCTGACCCTCTGGCTCACCCGGGCCTGATTGACGAGGGTGAAACGATGAATCCAGTAGCGACAACCAAGAAGGAGACCCGCCATGGGCCGCGTAATCCCCAATAGCGAGAGGCAGCCGGTCACTCCCGGTCCGAAGCCTCCCGTTACTGGCGACCCGGTCCTTGAGGAGCGCCGCTTGCAGAAGCAGGCGTATCACCGGGAGTACTACCAGAAGAATCGTGAGCGGGTGCTCGCCAAGAACAGGGAGTGGAAGGCGAAGGCGCGAGAGAACGGCTGGTCTCGCACCGACAAGAACCACTACCTGGGGTTCAAGTACGGCCTCACCATCGACGACTACGAGGCCATGCTGGCAGGACAGAACGGGGTCTGCGCGTCTTGCGGGACACCGCCGACTGGCAGGAAGCTGGCCGTCGATCACAATCACGAGACTGGCGTGATCAGAGGCCTTATCTGCCAGCCATGCAACACGGCCCTTGGGCTACTGCAAGATTCCCCCGATCGCATCGCCTCCCTTCTGGCGTATGCGCTTTCTCACGAGAATGTGCTGACCGCACAGATAGGAGCCC